GTGTAATCTTGGATCGCTTGCTTCAACTGTGCGTATGTAAAACTCATGATGTCGTTACCTGTACACTGCCCACTTTACCGTAAACGACCGTAGGTCTTGGGCTTGGTTCAAAAACTGTTGGAGTTCCAACATACACGGAATAAGGTTCCACCCGATCCGGACGAGCTTCTTTCAAAGCCTGTGCATCAACCACTTTACGAAAAGGGCCTAATTGAGGGTGCTTTGGTTCAAACTCGTTTTTGCCAACCAGTAACCCATTCCACTCCTTTCGCATATCCTTATATTTGTACCGAACACCTGTCCGGTCAGACGTTGCGTATGCAAACTTGCCTTGAGCAAACTTACTCATTAGTTCGTCCTAAAGTATTCATATTGAGGTACAACGTTAAAGGAAGCCCTATCTCGATCTTCGGTCATTGCGCGCTCAAACTCTTCTTCATAAATTGCCTTGAGGACTTGAATACGTTGAGGTGAACGTTTTAATGCAATGTAGTACGCTAATCCCGCCGTTAAGCACGGGTAAAACCGAAACGGGACTTCTATCGTATTTGTTTGCGTATCCGCATCCTGAATCCTAGTTAAAGCGTCATATACAATGACGTCCGTGGCGTTGTCGGGGGTCGGCCAAATTTTTAAGTTTGGCGTAATTTGCCGATCTAAGAAAAATTGCGTTGCTCTGCCCTGTGCCGTTTTGTTTGGAATGTTTAAAAACTCATCCCGGCTGACACGCTCTATGGCAAAGTCTGTTCCACTTCTGCGAACAATAACAGACAAAATGTCAATGATGTCTGAGTCAAGCGCAATATCGCCATCGCCAACGGTTGTTGTAAACGTCCGTTGTTCAATGGTCCACTGGTTTAGTCCACGGTTGGCCCATTCAGCAAGCATCAAATTTAAAGAACGCTTTGCTGTTTTTAGGTCATAACCGGTCCTGACCTCAAGGCCACACCGCTCAAACGCTTCCTCGATGTAGTCAGCTACATCGAGTTCAAAATCAGTGGATCCAGATGTCGTCATTACTGTTTAACCAGCTTATAGCCTTTGTCTTTAGCCATTTTGCGAATATCCGATACAGATACTCCACCTTTTTCCATCATTTCAGGTTTTTTACCTGCCATACCGCCGCCGCGCATTTTTTTAACCGGTCCGCCGCGCATCATCTTCTTTGGTTTCATAGCCATAAGCATTCTCCATTAAGCTTTTGTGTAAATCTCGTCTCTGAATAAACAGATACTCTGCATCATATTCGTCCAGATACTTATCATAATACCCTTTTGCCTTCAACTTGTCCGCCGCGGCTTGCACCTTGGTTAAACGCTGAACAAATATCATGGCGTACTCTGTATCGACTAACGGGGTAAACGTTTTGTCGTCAATCAGATCGTTAGGGCCATCGTGCGGATGAAACCCCATGACCCAAATATCTTTGTCAATAAAAATACCGTCGGAAATCGCCTCGTTAAATTGACACAGGTAATCTTGGAATTCTTCCGGGTCTTCTTCAAAGGCCAAGTCCACAATGATGTGTAGATCAAACTCGTCTTCAAACTGAGAAACGGCGCTATACAAATCTTGCATGTGGCCAGTGTATTTAAAGGAAATAGTTACTTTGCTATCCGCCCAAGCTCTCTTGGCATAGGGACATGGCGGCAACCCAGCAAAATACTCCGACGGTTGCTCTAAGGCATGAGCGGACCATTCTTTAATTTCTTGTATGATCTGCTCTTCAAGTTCCATTAGCTGTACCGCGTTTTCTTGCGGCGATTATTCATGACCGCTCCGCAACCTTTATGGTTTCTGCTAACTACACCGCCACAGGCCATTTTGACTTCGGCTTTTTTGGTGTTCTTTACAACCTGCTTTCCTTTTGCGCCTTCTTTCTTCTTTTTTCTAGCAGTAGAAGCGCGCTCAGATTTGCTTAAACTTTGAGCTTTTGATCGAGGAAGACACCGGTCAGGGTTTTTCTTATCTTTAGACGTGCCGCACTTACCAACAATGTTGCCGGAACTGTCTATTCGTACCCAGTCTTGGTCTCGCCACTCTTTAAGCTGTCCCACTACTTTTTGCCTTTTGATTTCTTGGCGTAATTAGGATCTTTGCAATACTTACTTGCGGCCATATTTGCATAAGCACTTGGATAGGTATCAAAGGTGCGCTTTGCCCACGCTTTGCCTTTAGCGCAAATTTTACCGCCGGATTTGACTTCCCCGCCTTTGGCCATTCTGCGAACGGCGGTACGCTTGGTAGGACAAGCGCCGTTGCCTAGATTAACTCGACTATTCATAGCAGTTTCTCCGCTAAAAAGGTCGCTACGATTAACGCGGCTATACCCCACATACGGTTATCCAAAGTTTTTAAAGTTTCGCTTTGACTAGAAAGCTTTTCATTGATCGCTTCATATCGAATATTGCACTCCGACTCATGGCGTTCAAGTAACAACAGTACATCTTTAGCTCGAAGCTCTTCGTCTTCCAAAGACAGAGAAACTACGGTTTCTTCAACTTTCTTTACCATTTTTTGCAGGACCAATATCTTGCTGAAAATTTATCTTTAGCGGTGTCACATTTGTGGCGCGCACGAAAGCTTTTACGGCGGTCAGGCTGATCTTTTTTGATGGTCATGTTTGGATCACCGAACCGAACCAGCTTTACCTCATCGCCTTTTTTAGCAAGGACCGCAAACTTTTTGTTGCCGCCGCTTGTTCGTTTAGGCTTGTTGTATCCCGAAAAAGTTTCCCCTCGGTAGCTAACGCGACCAGAGGGGGTTCTTTTTACGTTCTTCGTGCTTGCCATCGCTTTTACTCGTAAAACACGTCTGCTTCAGTAAGATTTGTCATCAAGAAGTAGATTCCGTTTTTAGCCACGAAGCCGCTGTTGGGGATCTGGAACACGTTCGCGTAAATATCTGCTGCCGAAGTATGCTTCGACATCAACCACCGCTTTGGCGTCGGCTGATTAGAGCCGCTATTTGCAACGTACTGACACGCGGGATCACCAGTAATTGTGTCAGAGTTAAGCATCGTGACCGTAAAAGCATCGTCCGTAGTAACTGTAATTTCATAGTTACCCGGCTGTGCTGTTCCGCCGGTGCCTACCGCAAAATTAATACCAACAACGTCGCCAGTAGATAAACCATGCCCCGTATCTGCCACTGTTACAGTGGTACCGGACTGACCGTATGTTCCTGTTTCTGGCGCAGTATCCGTGTCAAAAACAACAAAAGTACCTGCGGATGCGCCGCCAACCACACTGAACTCTTTAAGGCGATGTGAGCCAAGAGCGACAAAGCCGCTCTCGTGCCTATGGCCCTGAAAGATTTGCGATAAACTATCCATCTAACCTTCCTTTTTCTTTGCGGCCTTTGGCTTGTTTGGAGCCGCCTTTTTAGGGGCGGCTTTGGCGCCTTTGTTTAGCACCTTGCTATTTAGATTGCCCATGACTCACCTCTTACGATACTGCCGCAGAGAATGGAGTAGCTTCTGTACCTGTTGCCGCACCGCGGACAAGCACTGAGAAAACACCTGACGCAACGTCTTGAAGTTCAACTTGTCCACCTAAGATTCCTCCGGTAGTAGAACCATTCAAAGTAATGGTGTCTGAAGTTGCCGCTGTCTCGAAAATAGATGCAGAAGCGTCGGTGTCGTTTGCGACAACCGCTACACCGGCGACTGTATCGTCCGCGCTTGCGACTTGAATGATGTAATTATTTGAAGTCACAGTGGTTTTTACAAAAAACTTATAGACGTTTCCAGTTCCAGTTGCGGCTGGAAGAGTGACTGTTGCACCTGACGCAATGTCTAAAACCATTGTGCGTCCAGCGTTTGCGGCAGAAGTTAATGTAACGTTTGCGGCTACAGTTACTAAAGAGTCTGTTCCTGAGATGAATCCAGCCGTAGAAGTAACTGGACCTGAAAAGGTAGTTGATGCCATTGCGATGTCCTCACATGCGAGTTTAGCGCGTCTGTCTGCATGTCGTCTGCTAGGTCAGTCCGACGCACCGATTTCCTAGATAATTAAATCTTACAGATAAAAAAAGGGGGCGTCTAGCGCCCCCTTATTCTTATGCCGCTCCGGGTGTACCGAAGACGGAACGCCAGTCTGAGACGCCGAAGCTGTAACGCTCACGGGCCTTGAACCGCATATTTCCAGTGTCAAAGTCACCTTCCATCGCAGTCTTGATTGGCGAACGGTTAAAGTATTTAAAACCGTTAGGTGCGTCAGTCATAACGAAGAACGCGTCAGTGTCAGTCAAGAAATGGTTGACTACTGCCCCTTCAGGCAACATTCCCATGTTCTTCATTGCATTGGCATCGTTATCCGCTGTTCCCGGACGCAGGTTAGAGTTTAGAACACGCTCTGCAACAAACTGAAGTTCCTTTGGAATAATCAGCTTGGTGCCACGAACTGCGATCTTCAGTCCACGCTCGTCAGTCAAACCAGCAATATCAATCAGCATTTGCTCAAGAGAAGTCTCGTTGAGGTCAGCCGCGACTGAAAGTTGGTTGCGTTGGTTACCAGACAGTGAAGGGTGCAACGATGAACACAATGCCGCGCCGTCACCTACCGGTGAACCAGTGCTAAATGCATTGTTAAGAATCGAAGCCGCCTTGATCTGCTTGGTTTGCGCCATTGAGCGAGCAAGTGCTTTAGTGTAACGAGATGCAAGACGATCATACAGATTGTCTTCGATAGCTTCCTCAGTGATTGAGAATGCCAGAGCGATTGTCTCGTGTGTGTAACGTGCAGTGTACGTCTCTTGTGCATCGTCAAATGTGATGGCAGAACCTTCACCCTTGACTGGTGCAGTTGAGAAACCACCCAACATTACTTCTTCCTCAAACGCACGATCTGAAGATTCTTCTGCGAAGATTTCAGCGTGTTCGTTTTCGTAACGGTTGTATTCCATCCCGAACAAGGCATTGAGTCCCGGTTCGAGCTCTTTCGCTAGTTGTGCGCGAGAGATTGCCATAACCCTTCTCCTTAAATACCTGTTGAGTCAGCAGTCGTCTGAGAGTCAGACGAGGATGCCGGCGAATTGAAGTGGAAGTTAAAGCGAACAATAAAGTTTACGCCTGCCGCGTCGTAATCATTGTTTGCAACGTCATCGACGATGCCAACGATACGCATAGCAAGAGTAGCTGTTACCGCCGCCGTGCTGATATCCAACTCCGCAGTAGAACGACCAGTTGCAGTAGAACCAGCAGTACCGTTAGCTAACGAACAGTTTGAGAACAAATCTGCCAACGCAGTTGCGCGATTTGTCACAGACTCGTCTGCCGCTATACGGAAAAGTTGGTTCGGGTTATCTGCAACGAAAGCCTTCACAGGGAAGTTTGTATCTACACTTACGTTGTTGGCACCCGGCCAATAGTTTTTGAAGACTGTCTTCTTAGTAGAAGAGTCAACATATTCCACACCCATCAGGACTCCGAGGAAAGGAACAGTGCCGCCATCATCCGCACCGACAATGTCGATAACGCCAGCCGCCAGCGGGATAACCGCTGAGAACTGATAGATAGCGTTTGTGTTCGCCGCGGCAATTTCATACTGAGTTACCCCAGTAGAATTTGTCGCACTTCCATTCAACCCGATAGGACGTAGACCAAAAGCAGTATCTTGGTTTGCCATGAGGCTATCTCCTAATCAGGGCGACCCCTACTTATTACGAGGGCCACCAAAAGTTACACGTTGTTGCCGATCAGGGTTACTGATCCGCATCGTTGAGTGCTGATTTTCTCGCATCATATCGTGATCCACAGCATCCATCTGATCGGAATTACGCTTGCTAAAGTAAGCAGTCCGCTCTTCCACAGTTTCTTCTGGGATCCTTGCGAGGATCAGCCCGCCAACGCCGAACACACCTTCATATTTACCTGAATCGATCACCGGTGCTTCAAAGTCCGGGTATTCGTCCGCACGGACCAATTCCCATCCTTCTCGTAGCTTTGCACTGATATTCTTGCGGTCATCAAAACC